ATTCCTCTAATTTTTTGTTTTCATGAATCTCTCTATTTTTAAAATCTTTGTAGAGAGAAGTGTATACATTAGATATCTCTCCTATTTTTTGTTTAGAATCGTCAATGGTGGATTGTAATTCCTGAACCTTCGATTCAACTAATGAATCAATATCAGAGGTTTTTTCTGTAACGTCATTAGACAGAAGTTCAATTTTTTCTTTGATAAACTCAACTTCTTCTAATACATTTTTTTCTAATTGTTTTACTTCTTTTTCAGATTTAAGTTTAGTTTCTACTAATAGATTGCTATACTTTGGAATTTCATTTTCGGTGAATTCTTTCACCATTAGGTTTAATTTATCAATTGCATCATCATAAGCGGAAACTCTCTGCTCAGTTTTTAATTCTGTTTCTGCAAAAAGTTTTTGGTACTTTGGAAACTCTTCATTAACAAGATTGCTTACAGTCTCATTAACATCTTTTGTTGTCTGCTTTAAGTCTCTCTTTAAATTTGATACGATATTTTCATTAACTATCTCAACATCTGCTAAGACAGTGTTTACTTCTTTATTAACATCTTCTCTAATACCATCAAGGTCTTCTTCTACTAAACCCTTAAAACTTGCAAATCTAGTATCAAATCTAATCTCAGATTCTGATACTAATTTTTTGTAATTTGGAATATCAACATCTACAAAATTTTCTACTGTTTTAGAAAGGTTTGTAAAATCCTCTTTTATTTTATCAATGGTATCTCCATTGATACTCTTTATTCTCCCTTCAATTTTTTTAATGGACTCCTCAACAAAGAGAAGATGAGCAACCATTGCCTCATTTAGATCTTCTTTACTAATCAGTCCTTGAATATCTTTTTTTACCTCTGTAATTTCTTTAGAAATACTTTCAACTTTGTCAACATTTTCTTTAAAGTTTTCAACAGTAACAGTAAAATCTGATATTGATTGAATATGATTTAGGTTTGTTTTGAAAGCACTAAAAGCTTCGGATACCGTTTCAATTTTTTCCGCAGAAACAGTATCTTTGATTTTATCAAAATCGTTTTTATTCTTACCAAAAAAATCTGAAGGCTTCTTTAATGCCACGTTTAATATAACTCCGTCTCTATTATTTATTCTCCTCTTTTACGCCCTGTTTTAGCATCTTAGCAAGTTCTGCCGTAGAACCAACAAATAATGCATTATTGACGGTAGAGGGTCCTCTGGATTGTTTTTCTTCTTCAACATCTTTTAATTTCTTTTGAAGATCCATCAACTTATCAGTGGCATCAGCAACATTCTTAATTAATTGACCTGCAACTTCATATGCTCTAGGCATTTCACTTTCTTGTGCAAGTTCTAAAATTCCATTGATTGCTTCTTGTCCCTTTTCAATTATGCTATAAAGATTACCTCGTGTGTAGTCATAATCTTTTTTGATGTCATCTGAGGTTTCTTTTACTTTTTGAATTTTAGCATTAATAACTTCAGGTTGCACAATGTCCCCTTTGACATTGAATTCATCATTTAAACTATCAAACTTATTTGTCATGTTATTGTCCCACTAAATCCAAAGTCATCACCTTCTGCAATCAAGGCATTATCGGCAGCATTGATAACATGTACCTCTGCTCCTCTAAGATGTTCAGTAGCAGTTGTCTTGTCTTGTGCTCTTCTAACAGTAATTTTATTGCCAGTAATAGATGAGATGAACAGTTCTTCATCGTCAATAGCAATATAAGATTTAGCAGTTAAACCAGTTACACTTTCAACTTCAATTATCTTACTAGTTTTGGCAATATCTGCAGATATAGTAGTAGCGGCATCTCCGGTATAATTTTTAGTTGCTCTTGGAACACTGGAATAACTAAGCTCTCTTGTCGCGTTAGTTAAATCTGTTCCAGTAAGATAACTGACAGTAGACCTCTTGATAATATCCTTGGTTGCAGATGTAGCAGGGCCAAACAGATATGTTTTTGCAGTAAATCTCAACGTATAAAGAAGGACTCTCCTTGTTGTAAAATCTCCATCATAATCATCTTGCATGGTAATATTCTCAAGGATTATTGGAATATCACGTTTTTCTTGTATTGATTCTACTAACTCAACAGTTAAATTATATGATGGTTGAAAATATGGTAAAATTTGTTCTACAATTTGTAATGCATCATCATTTAATTTTGTCATAATGCTCAGTTCAAATTGCATGTTATATGGAACTGGCATGTATACTTTTTTTGACTCAGATCCATCATCTGGGTCTTTTACAGTATATTGTTGTGTTGTAGTTACTTTTCTTGCAGAATCATAAGTCATCCCAGTAAATTCAAATGACATTCTGGGCAATGTTATTGAAGTTGCTTTATTCAAGTCTGCTTGCTGTTCAATTCTTGCAAGAAACTTTTGAGTTGGTCCATAAGACAAAGGAACCCTGATAGTGTTGATCACATCATCAGAGGAATTAGTTTGTTTGATGGTTAATGAATTAAAAAGAGTACCAAAAGATACAATGGTTCTCCTTAGAATTTCGTTATAAAAATATTCAAACATTGTTTATCCTTATGGAATTACGATATACTGAGAGTGATATTATTTATGGAATTCCAAATGGGTTCTGTTCACTGAAGTCTATAATCGAATCTGCTTCGTTCTCTATGTTAATATTATCTGCAAATCCATCATCAACAGGATTGATATTTATTATTCTAAGTTCATGAGTAGCACCCGATGTAGATCCCGTGATAGTTTCTCCCTGTATGAATTCTCCAGTTACAGATGCTACTTGAAGAACACTATCCTCAGAGTTCCAGACTCTAACTATCGCTGTAGAAGAACTTATAGATCCAGTTACAGTTTCATTGAATACAAAGTTTCCAGATCCAGATCCTTCGGCATTTGAAATGGTTATTTCTGGTTCGATTATATATCCATAACCAGCATCAAGAATATTTACATGTGATATAGTTCCAGCGGCACTTACTGTTGCAATTCCTGTAGCAGTAGTAATGCCAGATACTTCTTCAACATAATTTTTCTCAGATACTTCATTAGAAATGGTTACTGTAGGTGGTGTCAAATATCCACCACCACCAAAAGTGACCGCAATTCCAGTTACAATACCACAATTCTCAATACCAAATTCAAATACAGATGTAGCAATACCAACATTTGTGGCAGACTCTGACATGGTTAGAGAATTAGACCCAATAGATTGTACAAAGACATCTGCAGGTATAAAGTTGTATGGTTTGTTATATCCAACACTCATTCTTACTCTATCACCTACAATAATATTAGTTGTAGTAATTCCAGTAATAACGCTAGATCCTATACCAACAGTGCCTTCAGTTTTAACTGATGTAGATCTAATGGTTGCGACACCAAGTGCTCTAAAGTTTTCATCTGCTCCTCCGGGACTTGCTATGGAAACCGATGGTGCGGTTAGATATCCAAATCCAATATTAGTTGTTGTAATTCCATTAACCACTCCAGCATTTGTAATAGTGACTGTAGCAGTTGCTCTAACTGGTGATGGATTTCCACTGAAAGATATTACAGGTGCTGCAGTATATCCAAGACCAATGGTTGCTCCAGTGCCAACACACCATGGATCTGTCGTGCTATTAAATCCAACTGCTGTAACTATACCTGTTACTGCATGAATTGTTGCAATACCAACAGCAACTTGAGTAGGAGCATCTTGTCCAGATGAAGTCGTTATAGCAACTGTTGGAGCAGTTGTATAGGCTCTACCAGTTGTGCTAAAGGCAATAGACCCTGGATTAATGGAGGATCCAGCGATTCCAATTGTCGCAGATGCAAAACTTGTTCCTGGATGATCAATTACTACTATTGGAGCACTAGTATAGAATCTACCTCCTGTGGTAATTGCAAGAGAATTTATTACTCCTCCAAGTGCTCTCGTAACAGAAGTCACCATTAAACGGAAGTTATCATTTCCACTTCCACCTCTTGCTTCATAAAAATCATTAGATGGATTGGAACTTACTTCAAAGTCAATACCACCACTGACAGTTGTAAATCCAGTTACAGCACCAAGTCCATTAACAGAATCAATACGAACTTGTGCATTTGTTCCACCCATGCTTACGTTGTTTGGAACCAAACTAACTGTTTCACCTGCTTGATACCCACTACCAGTGCTTGCAAATGTCATGTTCTGGATAATTCCAGCTTGACTAGAGTTAGAAATAGTTGCAGTTGCTTGAGCAACATTTCCTGTGCCTGTAGGTAATGCAAACGTAACTGTAGGTGCTGTTTTGTAGAACACACCACCAGTTGTTCCTCCTGGGAACAGGAATGCAGATGCACCGATACTTATAGGGGCAGATACAATACTAACACCACCACCGACTATAGGACTGTCTAGGACTGCTGTAGCAGCACCACCAACATGCTTTGGAGCAGATATTGTAACTGATGGTGCAGTCGTATATCCACCTCCTCCTGAGGATAATGTAACTATTCCAACACCACCTGTTGTGGAAATACCCACTGTTGCCGCAGCACCAGCACCACTATTTGAAATAAATCTAACTCCTGGTGGACTCGTATATCCACTTCCTGAGTTTAAAATTTGAACCTGTTGAACAGATTGTGCTCCTGGATTTGCACTTTCATTGCAGACGTTAATTCCTCCAATCATTATTGCAGATGCAATACCAGTAACTCCGCTTGTTGGAGCAGAAGATATTGCTACTCTTGGTGGAGAGAGATATCCACCACCTCTATTAGTCAACCTAATAAATCTAATAGCCCCATTTAAAATACCAGCAGTTCCGGTTGCAGTTACTGCTGATCCAACCATAGTAAGTCTTTGAGTGGATCCAAGAATAGAAGAGAAAGATCCACTTCCATCACCACCACTTCCATCTATTAAACCATCAGATTCACCGCCAATTAAAACATCATCTATAACATCAACACCAGTATCAATAACCTCATCTTCATATCTAAAGAGTTCACATCTCAATTCATAAACATAGTTCTGCTGTAGTTGATAAAATGGTTTTTCATGCTCAACAAATTTAATTTCAAAAAGTCTATCTCCAAGAGGGAAATAAATCAAATCTCCTTCTTTTGGTCTTGTAGATAGTTTAATATTTTGCTCATTCTTCATCAAAGGAGAAATATAGGTCTCAAATCTTTCCTTTGAAATAATTAAAGTTAATTCTTGCTCTTGCTGTATACCAAATTTTGATAATATCGTAGTATTATCATTGTATCCCTCAAAATTGTCTATATACGCTTCGATTGGATATGCATCATCAAATTTAGATTGTATTACTTCTCTAATAATAGTTTTTTCAGTCAGATACTTCCTTGGAAGATAATGCACCTCAACACCATACATTCTCAACTGTTCGTTGATAAGATCTTGTATTAGATTTTGCTCGGACCTTGCCCCTTGTTGGAAATATGGATTAAGCATTAGATTAACCGATCATGTCAAGTGGTGGAAGTTCATAAGTGTTTGACATAATCTCTCTAATAACATCTAGTTCTTTTTGAGCATCATCATATATCTGCCTACCATTCAATTCAATTCCACCAGGAAGTTTGACACCCTGGAACTTTAATAAATTTTGCCCCCACTGTCGTTTAATGAGTTGAGTGACATATCTTTTAAGGAATGAATCATTCCAAACCCTATTAAATGTATCTGGATCTAACAATCTATAACAATCAATAATGAGATAATCATCTTTCGTGACATCTCCCCAATCAACATCTAGGTAAAGTCTATCCTGTCTTTGATTAAATCTTATTTGCTTCTCTGTGTTTAACGCAAAGTCCATATCCTCAAGATATCTTTTTGTCATGGCATATGTCAATA